CAAGTTAATAGCGGTAACCAGCAACACTTCGCCAGTATCGTCCCTGACACTGCAGTTGCTATAAACGGAATAAAGACCTATAGAGTAGCAAGTTTTAACAGAATATTGGGGTCCGAATAAACCATACAGTCTATTCGAACAGAGAAACTCTATTAAAACATCTTATCTCTAATACCTATTTTTATCGACTCTTGTTTGTCGGCGCTGGCAGTCAGACCAGAAAATATATCCCTATTTACTGAGACACAGTACCTTTCAAAAATTCTGACAATAATATTTTCATCATCATCATCCTCTCTGCCTATAAAAAGGGGTAGGCAAGGATATTATAACACTTGTTTCACAAATAAGGAATGTTTTTTTAAAAAAAGAAGACGATACGAATGCCAACGCAAAAAAACGAAAGGAGTTTAAACCATGACACAAGCAGAACAAATTAGGGAATATTTCAAGAAGCATCCTTCTGCTACCTATGATGAAGTTGCGGAAGCGGTCAAAACAACCAACAGTACTGTTCGGACAAATGTTTGTAGGGACTTAAAAACTGGGAGATGTATTCGATTAGAAGATGGCTCTCTGGACTACTCAACCTACTTCGAAAAAGACATTTTACTAACTGAGTTAGTTGAGTGGAAGAACGAAACTAGACGGGAATGGGTGGATATGTTAACGAGAGCTGCTCAGAAAGAAACGGATAGTAACACAATGCGTTTGTTAATTAAAGAAGCTAACAAACTCATGAAAGAGGTAACGAAGTAAAGGAGGGGAAACCATGGAACAATCAACGCTTGATTATTTTGAATCGATATTCTTTGAAGTCGTAAAAAGAAAACCAGAGAAATTTGTCGGATTAATAAAACCGTTTATTGATTCGAGAAGTAACCAAAGGTGGATAACGACTGAAGAGTTGTGTGAAGCGATTGGAACAAGTTCCAGTTCTTGGCACAAAAGCGAGATTAGAAACCATCCTGTGGTGGTTGCAGCAAGAAGAACAGACACACGCCCATACAAATATCAAGCGAGCATGATTGATGAAATACAGAGAGTATGGGATGGAAGGAGAAGACGATGAGAACAGAACGAAGACTAAAAAACACAGTACCATTCAAGAAGTTCTTAGCTTGGTATTTGAAATGGTTAGGAATTGCATTCGGATGTGTTAGTGCATTTCTAGTGATCGCATTGATGGTGCTGTTGTTTGTAGGGAAGGCGGTAGAAAATCACCAAACAAAAGTTGATTTGATTAGAAGTGGGCAATATATCGAGCTTGATTTTCAAGATACATGGAACAAAAAAGCCAGCGCGGCAACGCTGACTAAATAAAAATATCCTAAGGAGATTATAACACAATGTGCAATAAGTTTGAAACTTTACATGCAAATTACCTTGCCCCCCCAGAGCCAAAAGTGTGGGGATATGACTGGAAGGGTGAAGAAATATACGTAGGTGATGAATATTACGATATGGACGGTGATTACGTTCAAGCGGATAACATCGAAGATTATTTAAAATCAACCTATTTAACCACTTCACTCAAGATTGCGGGTGAGTAAATGGAAGATGTGTATTTAAACGATGACCTACTGGATTCAAAACTGCAAAACGTTTTATATGCCAATAAGGTTATCGGGCAAATCAGAATGAAGAATGATTCATACGAGGTATATCTATACGAACCTCAAATAAGAAAAACAAGGGTTAAAACCTACGAGGAGGTTGAAGAGATATTAAAAAGCGTATCGAAATCATTAAAAGAACAGAGTCGAAAGTAATTTTAGATATTGATGCGGACTTTGTAAATCCGCTAATTTTTGAACAATACATGGATTATGGAAAAACAGTGGAGGATGCAGCGATGGCGATAGTACAAAATATCCCAAACGTGAAATCATTCCACATCGAACCACAAGGAACACAGAAAGGAATGTTTTATAAATGAATTTATATGAATTAAGTTTAGCGTTTCAAGACGTACAGAATATGGATTTAGATCCTGAAGTAATGAAAGACACGTTAGATAGTATTGAAGATGCCATCGAAAACAAAGCAGAAAACATTGCAAAGTTGATTCGAAACCTTGAATCAGATGTATCAGCTTTTAAAGAAGAAGAAGACCGTTTGAAAACGAAACGTCAATCTACAGAGAATAAAGTGAAATGGTTAAAAACGTATTTAGAAGACAACATGAAACTGACTGGAAAAACTAAATTCAAATCTGGAATGTTTAACTTCTCGATTCAAAAGAATCCTGCAAGCGTGAATATCACTGACGAAAAAGCTATTCCAGAAGAATTTCTAATCCAACAACCACCTAAAGTAGATAAGACTTCATTAAAAGAAATTTTGAAGAGAGGAATTGAAGTTCCAGGGGCTGAATTAAAACAAACGGAAGGGTTGAGAATTAGATAATGAAAAACAAAATTTTAGTAACAGAGAATATTTCGATTGAAATTTCTAAACACAAAATTGAAATTTTCACATTTCTACCATTCAACATCCAAGTCGGTTTTGAAGAAACAATCGTCCCGACCTTAGATGAAGACGGTGAACTATTTGGCAAAAGATATCAACTAAACATTTTTGCAAAACCTAAGTACATGGACGAATGCACTTCTGAAAGTGATGTATCATTCACGATCAGTAATTACAGAGAACTAAAAACGTTCTGGAAATTTGTTGAAAACAACAAGAATAACTTATTCGATATGGCAGGTTACGAAGGAGAAGTCGAAGCATGAGAATTCTAGCAATCGACCCTTCTAGCAACCAAAAGAATACATCGACTACAGGGATTGTTTTATTAGACAATGCAAAATTAGTCGACTATTGGGTTGTGAGTTATGGCATTTCTGGTTTTCGAAAATGGATGGAAGACATCGGTGAAGATATCGAATGTAACGTTGTTATAATCGAGAAATTCGAAGCTAGGGACAACGACAAATCAAAAGACAATTCAGTATTACAAACCATCGCTTATATACAACTACATTTCCCAGACGCTATCTTGCAGCGCAATGCAGGTTATCAAACGGATATACCGAATGAATTACTAAAGCGACTTGGATTATGGAAGTTTGAAAAGAGCCATCACCAGGATGTACGAGCAGCTGCAAGGCTTGGACTGTTTTGGGCGATGAGAAACGATGTCAAAGAAGTCATCAATGATATTGGCAAGGTGGTGAATGAATATAACGTTAAAACTAAGAAAGTGGCAATCTGAAGCAATTGAAAGAAGCAAACGGTCAACATACGGAATCTTCCTTGAAGCTCTCGGGGGTCGCGGAAAAACTATCTGTGCTCTAGCTATTGCAAAAGAAAAAAACGCTAAAAAAATCATCATCACAAACAACCGTCTTTCGATTCTTAAAGGATGGAAGGAAGCAATCAAAAAGATGAATTTTGATTCGGATGTTGAGTTTATTATCTCAACTGACCGAAGTATTCAAAACATGCTTAAAAAAGGCTCAAAATTCAACTGTGACGTGTTGATTATTGATGAGTGGCAGAATATGTCATCGGAGAAGCAAGTGGCCTTATATCGTCGCATAAAGCGAAAATACACGATAGGTCTTTCAGCTACTCCGATTCGAAAGAAAGGGCAAAATTTCTACCCACTCGAAAAAACAATTTTTGGGTTTGCAAATCCAAATAATAAATTTGATTGGCAAAAGGTTCACGGAAGAATGGTGTATGATCCATTCACTTATTCGAAAGAGAAATGGGAGGATTTTAGAGATTATGAACGCTACGTAAATAATCTTCCAAACTTCTTCAGATGGGAAGAGATTGAAGAAATCGAAAACGCTGTTGAGAACAACGGCTACGAAATTAAGTTCTATCCAGTAACTGTCGAACCTGGAAATCCGGAAACGTTAGACAAGTTTAGAAAATTAAACCTTGTAACCGTGAAAGGTGAAACAGCCATGGCAAAACAATCTTTTGGACGAAACACGTTTGAAAGATACCTCAACCAAGCAGGAGTAGAAGTTGATTTTCCGAAAATCAAACCAGTGAATGCTGATACTCCATTAATGTTAAAACTCGATGGATTAATAAAAAGAGCACCACACGACATGCTGATTGTCAGCAAGTCGAAACAGATTGTAAATGTCATCAAAGAACGACATCCTCACATCGGAATCTGGACCGGAGACGTTCAAGAAGGACTTGACAAAAAAGTAGTAGTTGCTACGAACCAGGTTCTTGGAGTCGGTGTTGATGGCTTGCAGCACAAATACCAAACAATCGTTGTTCTAGATCCCGTTGAAGAAGGTTCTGGAGAATATGACGATTACCGCCAATTACTTTGGCGAATAACAGGAAGTAGACAACAACACGATGTAAACGTGATTGAATTTTATTACGAAGAAAGGTGAAAAAAAGTGGACAATGTATTTTTAGAAAAAAGAATTGAAGAAAAAGCGAAAGAAGAGTTTAAAGAAGAATGGAATGATTTTGTAGATAAAATGTACCATCATCCTATTTTTAAACATATTACTATCAAAATTGACGGAAAAAACATTCCAATCGCTGCTTTTGGTATCAATTTCGGTGTCTTTAATCAAAAACAAGATGAAAATCCTAGAAATGAATTTTTAAATTTCGAAGAGGTGAAAGAAAAAGTGGTTCAAGAAAAAATCAAAGAAAAAACAGATGACTTGCTGCGTAGATTATCTTCTTTAAATTATTTATTCGAAAAGGAGGACTTTTAATGTTTAAGCTTCCAGAAAATAAACCACAAGTGCCAAAAGACACACCTCGCAACTATTTCATCTATGGAGAAACCATGAGTGGCAAATCGTACCTGGCAAATGAATTTCCTAACCCAATTGTTTTAAACACGGATGGAAACGCGGAAGCAAACAGCGTGCCAAGTATTCAACTATTAAATGACAAAGACAAATCAGGTCGTATTACTAATTCAGTAATTAAGCAGCTCGGTGAAATCTTATTAGCTCTACAAACGCAAGAACATTCATACGAGACAGTCGTAATCGATGTTATCGATGATGTTATTGAAATGATTAAAATCGCTGTGTGTGATGAACTAACTCCACCAGGTAAGCCTCGATTGAAATCATTATCTGAAATCCCATACGGGAAAGGCTACGACTTCTTCAATCAGGCAATTACAGAACTGGTTATTGACCTCAAAGCATTACCGATGAATGTTATCTACATCAGCCGTCAAATCTCAGAATATGACGACAACGGAAATGCAACGAAGGATAAACCAAGCTTGAAAGATAAGTACGTGAACCTTATCAACGGGAATTCAGATTTAATGATCCACACAGAAAAAATCGGTAATAACTACAACCGTGAAGTTGACCGAAAACGAAAAACGTATTATGCAGATCAAGTTGATGACAAAGCGATTTTGAAAATCTTATCAACAATTAGAGGTGCTGTTGAACCACCTCGTAAGCAACAAGCAGCAACAAAGTCAGCTGCAAAACCAAAAAAACAAGAAACAGTTGAAGTTTCTAATAATGAAGACGAATTATTTTAAAAATAAAGGAGAAATGAAAAATGAGTTTATTAAGTATTGCAAAGAAAATTAAAGAAGATGGATTTGACCCTCGTAAAGATAGCGTGAACGGGCCTGCAGCATTACCTGCTGGTGATTATACAGTGGTTCTAAAACGAGTACAATTCAACATTGCACCAAGCGGATGGGAAAGCCTAGGATTCACGTTTGAAGTTCGCGATGGCGAATTTAACGGACGTACTGAATATGTATCTTTTGGAACATTATCCGAATGGAATGGAAAAGACCTATCTTGGTCAGTAGAACGAACAATTAAATTTTTTACAAAAGCGATTGAACTTGCTGGAGACAAAGTTATGAAGAACGACTTTGAAGACGGCATAGCATTAGCTGATGCATTAGAACGTAAAGCAGTTGGTTCTTACTTCACATTAAAAATCCTAGAAACAAAAGGAAAAGAGGACAAGGTATATCGCAACTATGATATTGAAGAAAATGCTGAAAACGAGATGAATACAGTTGTTGTAGAAGAAGACGATTTACCTTTCTAAAAATAAGGTGATCTCATGCATTCAATGAAAGAATATGCGCTGTTGTATCAGCAAAAAGGGTTCTCGGTCATCCCGATTAGTCCTACAACTAAAAGACCATTAATTGAATTTGCGGATAAACCACCTCTTGATGCTGATGGAATTAACGAAGTTTGGAATCAATATCCGAATGCGAACATCGCACTAAGGACTACAAACTTCTTCGTGATTGATATTGACAAGCACGGACAAACCAGTGGATTTGATTCATTGAAGAAATGGGAACATTTAAACCTAATCGAACCCACGCTTCAAGCAAAGACGGCATCAGGAGGTAAGCACCTATTCTATTTCAAGCGTGATGATATCCACATCAGTCAAATGATTGGATTCCTTCCAGGAGTGGATATCAAAGCGCATGAGAACAATTATGTGTTGGTTGCTCCTTCCGCAACGGATAAAGGGCAATATGAATGGGACATGGAAAAATCTCCTGAAAAAGGGACGATGATTACTCCCTCTAGAGCCTTAATTGAAGCCATCATCCAGCAGTACAAAATCACCAACGGACGTGAATTTGATTACAGCGATGGGTTAAGGTCTTGGGTTAGTAAGGGTCGAACATCCGGAAAGACTAAAACGACAGAACTATTTGAAATCATTGCCAATGGATTAGGCGATGAAGGGAATCGTAATGATAAGCTTGCTAAATTTGTGGGCGGATTATTATGGCGAGGAGTGGACGAAATGGATGTGTTGTCGTTGGCTAAGATAGCCAATGGCAACACTCCGAATCCACTATCGATGCAAGAATTAGAAAGAACAGTAGTAAGTATGATTAACAAAGACAGGAGGTGATTGTGATTGGCGAAGTAGTGAGTTTTTATAAGGATTATGAACCAATAAAAAACAGCAATGGAACTTTAAAGACGAACAGCCCAGTAAACGTGTTGAATGCATTTCGAGCTGACGATCAGTTAAATCTCTATCTGAAGCATAACGAATTCTCTCAAGAGCACGAATTAACAAGAGACATCCAACTTGGAAACACGCTCCTTAAAAAAGGAGAGCTGCCTTCGAATTTTGAATCGGTAGTCAAAGTTTATTTTGAGAACGTCACGGGTGCAGCATTTACATCTCAAGCGATGATAGATGGCATGGAAACCTTCTTATCTGAACGGTCCTATAATCCTGTTAAAGAATATATGGAAGAAGCTGAGAAAAATTGGGATAAACGAAAACGCATTGGACAAATGCTACAAGTCTATCTAGGAGCTAACCAGGACCCTCTAGTGTCTAAAATTGCAGAAATGTGGATGGTAGGTGCTGTTGCCAAAGTATATGAGCCTTATGTCAAATTTGACTATGTTCTGGATTTGGTAGGTGGTCAAGGTGTTGGTAAGACTTCTTTCTTGCAAAAGCTAGGTGGGCATTGGTACACGGATGCAGTAACTGATTTTGCAAACAAAGACAACTACGACATCATGCTAAAACATTTGATAATAAATGATGACGAAATGGTCGCTAGTGACCGGATGAGTTTCGCAGAAACAAAATCGTTCATCTCAAAAACGAGCTTACGATTCAGAAAGCCCTACATGCGCAGAACGCAGGAATTCGCAAAAAATTTCGTTTTAGCACGCACAAACAATCACGTTGAATACCTCAAGGATAAAACAGGTGAACGCAGGTTCTTACCTGTACTAGCAAGTAATGACAAACAGAAAAAGCATCCTATGAAGATAACGGATGAAGTCGTGAAACAAATTTGGGGTGAAGCCGTCACCCTTTATAAAAGCGGTATGGATTTGATGTTTGATAAAGAAACAGAAGCGGAATTAGTTGAATACCGTGAACAATTCATGTTTAGAGATGAGATTGAACTGCAAATTCTTCAATATTTGGAAATGCCCGTTCCTAAGGATTGGGAAACGAGAACAACAACTGATCAGTACATTTATACGACTAAATATTTTGCAAATAGTCCTGACTGGACTTCGGGTGGGCAACCGATGAATCGGGTGGCTACCAGGGAAATTATGTTTAATCTGTTCCATAAAGAATCGAACGACCAAAAACTATCGCGGAAGATTAGTTTCATTATGGATAATTTAATCGATTGGAAGAAACAATCGTACAAAGTTAATGGAAAAACAACCCGGGGTTATAAAAGAATTTTACCTTAAAAAAAAGGTTACACGTATGGTGTAACCTTTGGGTAAAATCGGTGTCTACGTGTAACCTTTGACCACACGTAGTTACACGTAGGTTACATGTTTTTTTCGCTACGTGTAACCCTTAGAAACGTTGATTTAATAACGTTTATAGATACTTTTTATATAAAAGGTTACATGTTTACATGTTTTTTTTATAAAAAGTATATTGTAAGTATAAAAGCCTATTAAATCAACATTCTTGTGTTTTTATTTTAATGTTTTTGAAAAAAACGTGTAACCGTGTAACCCTGAGTATTTTTTAAGAAAAAATAGTAAAGGAGCGATGCTCATGAACAATATAAAATTGTATGTCATTAGAGATGCTAAAAGTCCACAATGGTACTTCCAACATATCAATGACTACTCGAGCATGATGGGTTATCTTGCGAAGAATCATCCACGATATACGCATAAATTTACAACTGACATTAAACAAGCGATGCACTTCGGAACGCCAAATGAAGTTTTAGAGTTTATCAAAGAACATGCTATTGAAGGGACTATCGTTAAAGACCCGTATCAAGAAAGAATTAGCAAGGTGGCATTTAAATACATGGGTGAGAATTACGGTGAGGCAATCACATACATCCACGGAATGATTGAAGATTCGAGTGAGAAGATGTTAGCTGCTTCCAAAGCGTTAAAAGTGAATGCGAATACGTTAATTAAATTTATGAAAGACCCTTACTCAGTTGCAGCTCATATTCGAGATCGTATTGTAGAGAACTTAGGGAATCTAGAAAAGGCGGTGAAGGCAATTGGCTAAAGATGAATTTGAAAAATTAAAAGACGATGTGCGTTACTTAATCGTGGCACACTGTAAATACAAGGATATGTCGATGTATGACAGAGCCTTGAAACAATTCCAAGAAGATATCAATTATGGGCAGCTCGAAGAAATGAGCTACAATGAACGATTCGCTTTCTTACTTGGATTCGAAACAGCTCTCAAGACCGTAGAAGCTATCGCTCTAAAAGATTGTAACAAGACTATGGTGAAGCCTCGAAAGTTAGATAAACCACTCGAGTCGAGCAATGTGGACTTATGAGTGCGACTTAGGAAGGTGAATAAATGAAAACAATTAATGAAATAAAAGACGATGAATTGGTATTTAATGAACAGACACATTCTCAAATAGAGGCATACGATTTAAAACGTGAATGGAACTCGTTAAATGAGGATGAGAGAAGTGGTTGGAGAACTTTAAAAGAAAGAACAATCAAATTATCCGCTGAAACTGTATTGGATAGAATATATGAAGATATGGAATGGTCAGATGGCTATGAAGACATGTTTGTTCATTTATGGGACGGCACGTCTGAAGAATTTAAACAACGAATGCAAGGGCTGCTTGATGAAATTTCTAATTTCCCAAGTGCGAAAGTTTATGACTTTGATGAAAATATCAATCCATTTGTTGATTTGGAGGAGGATTAAATGGATTTAACATACAGTAACAAATTCAAAGATTACATCGTAGAACAAAATGATTTAGGTTATCCACGAACCATTTACAAGTTTTCCAATGGGTACGGTGCAAGTGTAATTAAATTCAATTACGTGTACTTTGGAATTGGAATTGAAATTGCAATTTTAAGGTTTGATGAAAATGGTAATTGGGATATCGATTACAGCACTTCAATTACAAATGATGTTATCGGTGGATTGAATGAAAAAATCAGAGATG